AGTAACATCATCAGGTTTAGCACCTGTAATTGTACTTACTACAATACCAATAGAAGCTGATATAGTACCAATGAGCATCATTACAACTTCTTTATTAGTATCCAACACAGGGAATTGTATAAGAGCAACTATAATACCTATTACAAATAGGAATATAAACAAAGAACCTACATAATGCCTTATCTCTTTTGCTACACCATTCTTTGGTAAATTCATTTCTGTATTTTTTTAGAGATTGATATTATAGTATACATTATGGCTAATAATAGAGATATAGCTTGTAAAAAAGGATTAATAGCAGAAACACTAAAAGCTAATGCTATTAAATTTACTCCATATATCTTCAAATCTTCCATTTTATGCTATTGCTAAATAGATGTATGTTGAACCTGCATTTTGATTTCCCGTTACACCAAATTGAACTGAAAAAGTGTTACCTGTAAAATCTACAGATGTGTCAGCACCAGCTGCAGCATTAAGATTAGGAAATAATCTTTCTCTATCCTGTCCACTACTTCCACCCCTTTCACTATCTACAAGCAACCATTGACCAGCATTTGTAGCTGCCTTTAACAATACAAATCTTGGTGGAAAACCAACATCAACACTAACAGATGGGTTTGTTGCGGTATAAGTCCCCACCTTCTGATACCCATCTACTGAATGGAAGCAGTACATTATTACATTATGTGATGAACTTGATACAAAACTAGCTGGTCTTATACCTGCAACAGTAGAAGTCATACCAGCACCCCACATTGCAGATGTACTTGCGACAGCATCTGATGTGTCTAATTTTAAATTTTGTGAAGTAGATGTAACTCCATTTGCAAAGACATACCAAGAATCAGAGGTATCTCTATTTTTCAATAATACAAGTTCAGGTGCAGAAGATAATCCGTGCCCAACTGTTTCAGCACTTGTAGATGTACTGCCTGTCCAATTCAAAATACTAAACCCTGCAGCTGTATTTGCTGATACTGTTGATGAAATAGTGCCATCTGTATTTGCTGAAGAAGTACCACCTGCTCCTTTCCAAGAATAAGAAACATAGTCATTTCCCTCTGTGTTAGTACCACCATCTACACTTACTCTAAAAGAATCTGAATCTACATTATGTACCCTGTCTGAATCTGAAAACTCAGTTATGGCTGTATCCGTATATAATATCTTATCATAACCTCTTATTACATCAACAACATGCCAATTAGTACCACTATCATCTCTGTCTTTTATAATTACTAAATCTGGTGGAAAACCTGTAACTATATCTTGGTCATTGGGTGCTGGCGCACCTCTATTACCTGTATAAAGTACTGGTGCAAAATTATCTGTATTTACAACACCTGCAGCACCCTGCATTTGTATTTTCTTTTTTCCTAAACTCATACTATTGGTAATTCATAATCTACAATAGATGCCTTTGTTGTGAGTGCAGTAATTTCTGCTTCTTTAGTAGCACACTCTGTTCTTAAATCACTTCTTTCTGTAGCTATATCACTTGGTACTGCTGCACCTCCTTCTGCTGCTCTTACTACATACCAATCTGTTTCTGCAAGTTTACTATTGTATAAGTGTTTTAGATTAGCAATCTTTTGTGTTTTTAGTTCTGCTACTGTTTGAGAATAAGTTTTATTATTTACAGGATAAGTAAATCTACTATTATCTGCATCCCATTCTATATCTCCATATTCTTGAGATTCTTTTTTTGTAGGTTGTTCTACATTATAAAATCCTATTGCTTCTAAATCAGAATCACTTGCATATTGTAAACCTATCTTACCTCCCCAAGATTTAGGTACACTTGAGAAAGTTTTTATTGTGCCATTATCATTTATTGCTTTCATATTCTTATGGTGTTGTATCTGATGTATAAGTTAATATTGAATAGTTAAAAACAGCAGTTGCATCATCATCTATACATTCTACTATTAAAACATTTGTAGATGATCCATCATAATCATTACCACCTACCTTGTTAAATGTTTCACTTGTTGCAGCATCAGAATCTAATGTAATAGTTTGTGATCCTGTTAGATTGTGTATAGTTAATACTTGCCCTGTTTTAAAGTTTGTAAAATCAAACTCTATTGCTCCTGTTAAACTACTACCCATTACAAAGTTTGTGGCTGATGACCAATCTACAGAAACTGCTCCTGTATATGTTGTTATACTACCACTTGCTGTATATCTGTTTTCTAATTTTGCATGAGTAACTCCATTATCATTTAGTGATATAGTTACATCTCCTGTTGCTGAATCTCTTGCTATTGGTGCTGTTGCAGTTATACTACCTACATCACCTGCATCATCAGTATATAACTCATCAAAGTTATCATTGATTTTATCAAATGCTACTCTGAGAGTATCCCCAGTGCCATCATTTGCAGTTGTGCCAATTCCTATAGTTTGTTTAGCCATATTTTTTTATTTAAAATTCTGTTGCATCTGCTGTAAATAGAGTTGTATCTGCTGTTTCTTTAGTAGTATCTGCAGTAAAGAATGAACCATCAGCATTGAAAGGATATACAATCCCCCATCCATTTGCTTCATTTGTATTACCCCAGTAACTAACTGGATATATTGCACCATAACTCATATTATAACAATAATTTTTTTTCTAATTTGTTATTTAACTTATTTATATATTCTTGCAGCTTAACCACATTTTGCTGCTTAGGTTTGTATTTCTTCTTTAGAGTAGCCATCCACCAAATACATCTTTATCAGGATACACATCTTCATTGCTGTTTGTATAGTACTCACTAAATTTACTTGGAGCATGAAATGTTAAATACTCTATTAATCTATTAGTGTAGTATTGTGCTGTGTTTCTTTCTTTCTCTACTAGGTAATCTACCTCTTCTTTTGTTACACCATCTGCATTTTCACTTGTATGTTTAAACACCCCTTTGTTTGCTATTGTATAATTGCTAAAAGGTAAATACTCTACCATAGTCCAATGTAAAAGGCAGGGTTTTATTTGTGTGTTTACTAAAGATAAATAATCACCAGCAAGTGTACCTCCTACTATATCTGCTTTTATTTTATTTATTAAATCAGATCCTAAATAATTTTCTATATGTTTATCTTGTGCAATCTTTACATACTGTATAAACTTATCAGTATCTACATTGCCATTCATTGCAGTAAATTTTACTACATCCTTTCTTGATACAAGTAGTGCTTCTGCCATTATCTTGGGTTTTTATATCCATTATTAGGCATATCAGCAGGTTTTCTACTAACAAGATTTGGCTCTTGTGAAGATGTAGGTGCTTTAATACCTTCTTTTGTTCTTTCTGCTCTATAAGCTGGTTTTGCTTTTGGGCTATTAGGATCTGGTTTTACACCATCTCTAAATATATAAGTTTTTCTTAACCAATAATGTTTGCAGTTTGCTCCACCTTTATACAAAAATATATTGTAGCTAGATTCTCCAGATGCTGCTAATTCACTATTTGCAGTACTGTTTTTATTAAGATCTTCTTTTCTATATATTCTTTTTGCTCTAACCATCTTTCTGCAAAACTCCCTAGAGTTACCACTTACAATTAATGGTGCATACTGATACCTTACCAAGTACCTTTTGCCTGTTTCTGTTTCACCATCAAGCTCACTATTTGCTGTTGCCCTATTTGGTACTACAGATGCTAAACTCAGCATTTTATCCAAAGCCTCTTCTTGCTCATAATCTACTGCTCTCTCATCAAAAAGTTCCCAGCCCTGCTTTAAAAGCTCCTCCTCACTCTCTCCTAGTCCATCTAGCATTTCTAGTAGTTGCTCATCACTAGGCTCTTCTTTGCCGAGCTTTACACCTGTTTCTTCTTCTCTTGCTTCATCTGTTACAGCATTATCTGTTTCTATAAATTCAAGAGGTTGCAATGTTTTAAAATATAATTTTAAGCTTATCTCATTTACTGCTAGTATAGAATCCATACAATCAATAATTAGATCTTGATAAGGCTTTATAGTTACATTTTGAAATAGTAGTGAAGCTGTTTTTATCTCATCTGCATTATTACCTAAACCATTATTACCATCTCTAATACCCAAAAGTAAAGGTGAGGTAACTCTATGTGCGACCATTAATTTTTGGGCACACTCATTAGAAAGATACTCATAGTGAGCTGGTGCATTATCTAAGGGTATATCATCTACAGTTGTTTTACTTTCTGCATTGTTGTTAAAAGCAATTATTACTTTCTCACCTCTGCTACCAGTAAGCTTATGCATTACATCAGATTTAATCTGTAACTGCTTTTCTCTATCTGGCACACCATTGTTAAAGTTTACTACTTTAGTACCACTAAAACCATTTTGTACATCATTGATCAGGTAATCTGCTATCTCACTTTCTAATTCTGCATAGGCCAAACCACCTTGATAATCTACTGGGCAATAATAAGAATAAGAAGATACATACTTCTTTACTATCTTTATTTCAGGCTCTATACCATTACCAAAACCAAATGCAGCTATTCTTTCTGGTTTCTCATGCCTTTTCATTTTTGCCCAATTAGGATGATAGTAGTAAGCTTCTATATCACCATCATCAGAATACTTTTCTGCTCTTAGTGTTTCTCTTGGGAAGTGTTCAGCTCTTACTACTTTACCATCTTTGTATAATACTTGGAAAGATGCCTCTCCTAATAGTTTCAAATCAAGAGATACTTTCTTTAAACATTCATTATGGAATATAGATTTTAAAGCTGCATACTCATCTGTTTTAGTAGAGCTATCTAAAGCATCTATACCCTTACCATATATCATATTTGTAACACCATTTATTATAGCATTGTTAGTTGTGCTATTGGTGTATAATTCTATAAGGTATTTGTAATAATCATTATCTTCTCCATAATTTACCCACTTGTTTTTTTTATCCTCTTTTACTTTGGGTTTGTTATAAGAAGAAAGATTTATTATGTGTAAGTTTTCCATGTTATAAAACTATAAATTCATTTGCTACACTTTGCTCTGTATATGCACTATTGTTTATTGAATAGGTATCTACAGTTTGATTAGTGCAGAATATTTTATCTCTAAATATTAGATTACTACCTTGTGTTATTTCTAATGTATAAAAGGTATCTTCTACTAAAGTAAAAGTATTACTATATTGATAATAATAATCATTAGCAGTAAAAGAAGTTGTTGTTTGATTAAACACTTCTTTGTTTGTAGTTTCATTAGTAATCTTAATAGTATAGGTTAAACCTGAAGTATAAGATCTTGGTATAAAACTAAATGTTTGGCTGCCTGTAGATTTTTGCAATACAATCATATATATACAATAAATGTTTATTCAATTTGTTATTGATAGGGCAAATAAAAAAAAGGGTAACATTTCTGCTACCCCTTTAAAATCAAAAATCAAATCAATTATGAATTTGTTCCCTCTGTAATAGTAATAGTACCACTTAGTCCTGCCATTTGAGAGAATGGGAAATCTCCTGATGTTGTATCAACATTTATAAAATTAGCAGGTAGTTTTTCTTGGGATGTTAAGGTTAATGTATATCCTGATAAATCACCCATACCAGCTCCAGTTACTATTGTACCTCCACTAACATCTGCTCCATGTTCTAATCCCATCAAGAAACAATTATCATTGTAATCTTGTACTACAACATGAGGCCTTCCATAAGCCAAAAGCTTTAGCTCTTTATTATCTTCTTTTGTTAGTTTCTTAAGTGTAAGGTTTAGTGTTTGCTCAAAAAATACAGTACCATTTTCTCTTGAAGCTGTTACTGTTTGCTCAAAACTACTATTACCTTTCAACTCATATTTAAAAGCCGTTAGATTATTTGATGAATCTCCTGTCATATTAGTAATCTCATCATCTGTTTGTGTAACAGTTCCTAAATCACCAAAATCAACAAAGTAAACATTCTTTAATCCTCCTACTACATCTTTACAAGGTTCTTTTCTACCTCTAGTTAAATCACAAGCCATATTTTTATAGTATTAAAAAAGGGTAGGTAGGCACAAGGCTCACCCACCCTCTAAGATTAAACTTATTTACTTATTAAGAGTAAAGTACAATATCAGATCCAATACCATATTGAACCCCTGCACTAAATCTCATTACAATTCTTACATTATCAGAACCATCAATATCAGCCATATCAATAACTTTTACTTCATTGTGATCTGCTAATAAACCAGTACCAAAGTATAAGTTAGATTTTTGTGCTAATACTGCTCTGTTATCTGCTAAACCTGTTGCTAAGAACAATCTCACTCCATCAAAGAAAGTAGGTTGTAATGCTTGGTTTGTACCTTCTGATCTGTAACCAGCAGCACCAACACCATTAGCAGCAAATCCACCTAAAGCTCTAATATAAGCTTGATAAATATTTCTACTTACATATAATGTTAAATCCTCTTGCCCAAACAGTGCAGAAGGAGCAGCATCTAAAATTGCACCAAGCTGTGCAATAACATTAGAAGAAGTTACTGTAGTTGAAGATACATCAACAACATCAGAATCTGCTGCCATTAATGTAGTTAAACCATCAAATTCTCCATTGTTAGCAGTAGCACCTCTCCAGATGTTTTGCTCAGTTTTCTCAGCTACTTTAGCTGCTACATGTCCAATTAAGAAATCAGCAAAGTTAGAAGGTAAATCATTATGTGCAGAGAATCCCATCTCTTGTGCCATAAATGTACTTATATAATCCTTCTTACATAATTGTAAGTTTACTTGCTGAAACTCAGGTTGTATAATTCTCTCTGATATTGTTACAGTAGATGTAGGATCAAAGTCACAAGATGCATCTTTAATTACATCATCAATACCTAATTTTTGCACAACACTTTTAAATTTAATGTTGGGCATAATTTCAATTCCACCATTATCAATGGTTACACCACTTAATAAAGCTGCAGCCACATATTTAGATGCACTCTCTCCAGCATAAGAAGTAGTAATAGTTTGCGTAGTTGCCATTTTTTATCTATTTATTTTTTAATTATTAACTAGGATCTGTAGCTGTAATTGCTCCTGCTGCACTTCCTACACCATTCACAAACCAGTTTGATCCATCACACTCAAGTTCTATATAGTCTCCTGCAACAGCAGTAGAAGCTACAAAGTTAATTTGATCTTCTTCTACAGCAGCTACACTTGCACCATTTACCACTAAAATACCATCAATATTATCACCTTCTGCTGAGTCTACAATCCAATTAGTAGTAGGCTCTGTTGCACCAATGATAAATTTGAAGTTTGATCCTGATTTTAATGAAGGTAATGTTACTGTACCTCCACCTGTAGCATTTAGTATAAATACTTTACCACTATCAGCACCTACAAGAGTTTTATTTCCTGTTAAGCTCTCTACCTTTTTAAAAATTCTGGTAGCATCATTTGAAATTGTTGTTGCCATTTTTATTATTAATTATTAGAAATTTTACTTAATACTCTATCTAAAGTTGTAATACCACTTTTTTGCCCATATAAGAAAACTTCTTTTTGTGCTTCTTTCTCAGGATTGTGTTTCACTTTAGGTACTGCAGAAAGCTCCTCTTTAGGCTCTTCTACTTTTTCTTCTTCTACTACTTCTGAAGCCATATCTTGTTTTTTATCTATCATAGCTTTGATCTCTTTGATCATTTCTTTAACTTCTGATAGCTCTTCTTTTGTAGCATATTTCATTTCTTCTTTATCATCTTCTTCAAGCTGTTGCTCTTCTGATAAATCCTCCTCAGCAGGTTCTTCTTCTTTAGCTGCACCAATAGATGCAATGATGCCCTCTTCTTTAACCATAAGAATCTGCCCATCTTCTAAAGTGTACTCACCAACTGGTAAAGCTACTTTTTCATCTTCTGTTATAATAAAAACTTCTTTACCTTCTGATAAAGATTCAGCTTCTATTATAGTACCATTCTCTAAAGTAGCTTGTGCTAATTTAACTTCTTCTGTTTCAATAGAAAGAAGCTCTTTTGCTTTTTTAAGTACTTCTGTTGCTTTCATGTTATTACAATAAATTAAATATTAAGTTGTTAGATTTTTATGCTTTCTTTTGAATTATAAACCACTCTGTGCCATCACTCCATATAGCAACACCTTCAAAGGCTTTATTTATTCTATAAGCATCTGTACTGCCATCTAAATCATCACCAGAAGCTGGTGTTACATCTACATGGGTATTTGTAGCAAAAGTACTATCAGATATAAATCTTAAAATTCTGTTTGTACTACTACTTGCTGTTGGTAAAGTATACACTGCTGTACCAGCTCCACCACTCCATGTAAGTTTAATTAAATGTGCATTTGTATAAGTAGATCCACTTAAATCTACTGCTTCACTAGCAGTTGCTGTTTTAGATACTACTATAAGTTTATTTGTAATATCTGCTACTGTAGTTTTTTTAGTAGTTGTTGATTGTACTAAAGGTATTTGTTCTGCTCCTGTTAAGGTGGTGGCTGTTGTAAGCTCACTTATTTTTTTATCTGCCATTATTGGAATAATTTATTTGTGTTTTCTTGTACTATAGGCTCTCTATCTTCTGTATATAAAATATAATGTGTTTTAGTAATTGATCCTATACCTTGTGCTTGGAAACTACCATCACAACACTTTCTTGAGTATGTACCATCTGGGCACAAGCATCCCCTTCTATCATCTTTAGGGCTTGGTGCTTTTTCATTGTATTCTCTCATTTTGGTGCTTTAGGATGTTTGGCTGGTAATAAATCAAAATCACCAGTGTACTTTTTATTCTCAGGCCTACCATTCTTTACTAGGTATAGAAAAGCATTTACTCTTGCAAAAGCCCATTGGCTTGGGTTGTTTACTCTTGGTGAATGTGAAACATTAAATGCACCTAATCCTCTTTGGAATACTGCTTTTAGTTTTCCTACTGTAACACCATACCCTAGCTTATCTTTATACCTTTCATTAAAATCATCTGATTTCTTTTGTAAAGTAGCCTCATCTTCTTTGGATACTTTTGCACCTCTACCTGTAGAAGCATCTCCTTTTGCTGTACCTTCTCCTTTTGGGTTTTTATTAGGTGTATCTGATTTAGGTGCTTTAGGGCTTTTTTTTACACCACCTCTTTCACCTATCTCTGCTAGATTTTTTGATAATGGTACACACTTATGTTTTTGGTAATCTTTTTTATACCCCTTTGGGCATTTGTATTTTTTAAATTCTTCTGCTGTAAGTTTATGTTCTTTACATGGCATATACCAAGTTTTACCTTCAAACTCATGCTCATGAAAATCTTCACACCCTATATCTTTTGCAGCTTCTATAGCCATCTCTTTTGTAGAGTAAGCTAATCTATCATCTATTATTGCAAGTGTGTCATCTATAATCTCAGATTTTAAACTTAACATATCTAAACTTTTTAATTTAGATTCACTCCAAGATTTACCAGATTTACCTCCCCATAGCAAAAAACTTATTGTACCACAAGCCTCATTATCTTCTGGTTTATAATACTCCTCAGCTCTTGATAAATAGCTGTACATTCTTTTTATAGTTTCTACACTTATAGGTTTACCTTGTGCTAATTGTTGTGCTCTGATCTTACCTACTGGTGTTGCACATTTATTGTTTACTTTTTCATTTAATTCAATACCTCTTTTAGCATTGTTCTTTACAGCATCAGGATAATCTCTGTAAGATTCCATTTCTATAGTAGTACCCTTTTTATATCTGTTATCTTTTTTGATTATAGCCTTCATCTCAGAAAGTAAGTACTCAGCTTCTTCTTCTTCCCACTCAGCTAGTTTATTTGGCTCATTAGGCCTTTCTAGTTTATCTGCAAAATATCCTTCTATAGAAAAACCTTTTACTTTACCAGTTTTTATATAGTCATTCCACACCTCATCATTCATTACCTTCATGGATAGCATCCAAGTACCAAGAGGCACATCCATGCCATACTTTCTACTTTTATCTTTTTCTGGATCTTCTACTAACCAAGATTCAACTGCTACTAAACCACTTAGTGCTTTACCATGTTCTAATGTAGATTTATTGTAGTTGCCTCTTATAAAAAATAACTCACTTGCTTTTCTTACAGTATCTCTTGAAAAATATATATAGTAATCTTTGTCACCACTTTTTCTATATATAGGTTTATTAGGAATAAGAGCAGCACCCATAAGGATTCTCTTCTCTTTGTTCACTTCAGCAAATTTAAACTCTTGGTTTTTTAATGCTATAAAGTCCTCTTCAATTGCAGGGTTCTCTACTATAGATACTGCCTCAATTCCTGATACTTCATCATTTTCATCAATAAAAAGCTCTACTATATCCATACTAATACAATAATAATTTTAAGTTTTTGTTACCCTATTGAGGATCCTGTTTCTATTTTTCTATCTAATGCTTGTTGGTTAGATACCTCACTACTTACTACAAATGCTTTAACTGGCTTTTGTGTATTTTCTCCTATTGCTTTTGCAAGTTGGTTTTCTGGTGCAGCTCCTACAATATTAAAAGATGGTGATTGTGATCCTCTAGGTGTTGCTGATGGTGCTGATGGTGCTCCTCCAACAGAAGGGCCTTCTTTTTGTATTGCTTGAACATTTTTAAATCCAGCTACTAAAGCTGCTGCAGCTGCAACTGCTCCTAAAGCTGGGCCAACTATAGGTACACCTGCTAATGAAGCATAGGCTGCTGTAGCTCCTTTATATGATTCTATTGTAGTTTGTGCAATAGCTGCTGCTTTACCTGCTTTACTTTCTTCTCCTAAAATACTTGCTAAGTTACCTAAAGAATTAGATGCTAAATCTACTTTTGCTTCATTTGTTAATTCTTCTATTTTTATTTCATCTTTAGCTAGTTGATTTCTATTAGTTAGTAATTCACCTGTTATTTTTTTATCAACTTCAAGCTCTTTTACACCTGTTGCTTCTATTTCATTTACAGTTTGTACCTTTTCTCTTTTAACTGTATCTACTTTACCATCTCTAATCCTTTTTTGCTCTGCAGCTTCTAAAGCTAGTAACTCAGTTTCTTTTTTAAATATTTCTTCTTTCTCTGCATTGCTATCTTTTAATTGTTGTAACTCTGCTTCTATAAGTTGTTTTCTAAGTTCATATATTTTCTCTGCTTCTGCACCAGCAGCTTGAGCTACTGCAATTTCTCTTTCTAATTCTGATATAGTATTGCTTACTGCTTTTTTGGTTTCTATTGCTGCTCTTTCTGCTTCATCTGGTAGAATACCTAAAAACTCTAATACTGGCCTTGCAGCATCAAATAAATTATTAAATGCAGTTTTTACT